TGACAATTCGCTGGGCCCCCCCAATTCCGTCGATCGGACGGGCAGGGCCCAGAGTCGTTGAGGAGCTTGGCTCCTCAGAGCTCCAGAAACTGGAGCATTACTACTGTTCTTTGAACAGTTGCCCCTCGATTTTCACGAGGAGGTTGTCTCCTGGCTATCAGGAGGCGGTTTTCAACCGGCGTGGTGCGCCGGTATACCTCAGGGATCTCCCTGCGGGTTCGCAACAGCAAGCCCTGTTGCGTAACTTGTACTTTAAGACAAGTTTACAATTCAAGCGTAAGCTTGGATCGTTACTATACCGAGGTAAACTCGGTGTAGTGCGTCAGTGGTGGCATATCGCTGACGCTGTGGTACTGACTTTACTGATCAGTACCCCAGATAGTGTCTCATACGACACTATCAATACTCTAACACGATGGGTGTTAGAGAACTGTGCAAATAACTATGCACATTTCTCCAAGGAGTTAAAGTCCTTGAAGAAGGAGATGCGTAAACACTACGCAACTCACGGCGATCTGCAAGCATTTCGCCCTAACGGTACTATGCTACCGTACGTGACCGCGTTCCGCTCGGTGGAGCAACACGGTCATGACAGTCCTGCCTCTTTCGGCAGGCTGATACTCCTGTGGACACAGACACGTGCCACGGGACTTGCGGACGGAAAAATGATCCGCAACTCCATAAAGCAATTTATGGAGACCACTGGAACGCCTTCACTGCCGTTCCGGGTAAACGAAGCGGTCTTAATTGACACGCTCGGTGGCACGAGGTTTTATAACCCGGCCGAGGCCCGCGTTTCCGTGGGCCCTACTGCGTGCTTAGAAGCAACGCATCGAGAGGGCGGTAAAACCGGCACTCTCAAGAACCTTGCCAAGCACAAGGTTCTTCGTCAGGTGTACGATTGGGACACTCTGACTCCCACGGCTGTAACGCCGCGTGGTGTCCGCAACGCCAAAGATGTTGTGGACTGGGCAATTCAAACTGCCCTGGAGCACCCGACCTATATAAGGTCAGTAAGGGTTCACTCCGTCGCCGAGCCGGGAAAGGCTCGGACGATAACGGTGGCACCATATGCCTACCAAGTACTCATGGGCGTTTTCGCACATGTGTACCAGGGCACTCTCAAAGCAAAGAGTGTCCGTTCCGGTCTGCGAGCAGACCGGCACCTGTGGAGATTTCTACAGGATAGCCTCAATCCGCAGAATGAGGCTTGGCAACACCTGATCGACGATCAGGTGTTTGCACTGTCGACCGACTTGTCTGAGTCGACAGACTATGGCAATAGATCATTTGCCAAGCAAGTCCTCTCACTTGTGAGAAGGCTTACGCCTGAGTTACCTCAAGCGTTGAGTGTCCTTATAAAGACACTCTTCACGTCCAAACGGTTTGCGTTTGTGCCGTGTTATGGAGGTTATAAACTCCATATCGTGAACAAAGGATGGTTCATGGGTGACATGTTAACAAAGTTCATGCTCACCGTAGCCCACGACTACTGTTGTAGGCTATCCAACCTGAAGGTCTGGACCTTGGTTGGTGACGATGAGATTGCACTCTCATCGAATAGATATGTGTTGGAAAACCACATATCCACCCTTGAAACACTATTCAAGGTGTCAGAAGCGGATACATACGTTTCTGATCACTTCGCATTCTATTGCGAAGAGGGGACATTGCTTCCAAAGCGAGCGTCCCAGTCTAATCATGTAAAGATTAGACGCCGTCAAGAGTTAGACTATCTTGACTATCCCAGGATCAGACTGCTCCTGGACATTAGGTCTGAAACAGACCTATACAGCGCCACAAATATAGGGCGTTTTGCTCTCCTCGGTAAGGAGAGTAGGTGGTCCGAGTTATCGAACCCCATGTCAAGCCTCGCTTTCACGAGAGCTTCACTCTACCAGCACTTACTCGTGCCGGCAGACGCGGACACGCTGTGTCCGTATGTCCCCCTCGAAATCGGGGGGGATGGGTCCTTTCCGCATAGCGCGGAGTTCCTACGTGCAGTCGTT